GCATTAAATAAAACTCTCGCGGCTTCGATTAATGAAGCAACTGTAAATCTTCAAGAACTAGCTAATACTCTTGGAGAGATTGGAGTTACTGATAGTTTAAAAAATATCTTATCATTCTTTAATAGTTTTGCTACAAATGTTAAAGATCTTCTTCAAGGAGAAGGTCTTGGTTCTGATTTTGCAAAAGGTATTGTAAAGGGAATTGGCGGTATATTATCAGGGCCAGGATTACTTTTATTTGGAGCAATTATTGCTAAGTTATCAATTAATTTTGTTCAATTTGGAGCGTCAGCATTAAAAACATTCTTCAATATTGGTTCTGCGGCAAAAGAAATTGGAGCGATTCAATCAACCATAGCTTCTACTCTGTTAAATAACAAATCAATTCAGACTCAAATTCTAGCATTAGAAGGTGATAGACTGTCCCAAGCGAAGTTCTTTTCTACTGCTTTGAATACTCAATTGGCTACAATGGAGAAAATGAGAACTATTGCAGCGTCAATTGCTCCTGCTGTGTATGGAGCTACAACTGGAGCTGGTAAGCCAAGGGCTGCTGGTGGTTATATGCCAACAGTAATGGCAGAAGCCAATGATATTAATAAAGGTGTCGGTGGCGCAAGATCTTCAGATAGGCCAGTTATTATTCCTAATTTTAACTTTGGTGGCGGGAAAAAGGGGACTATGGTTGCTAATACTGGCGAGCATATTGTTCCAAATTATGGTGGAGGAGGTGGATCTGCTATTTTCAATAGAGACATGGTTGGAAGAATGGGTTTGCCATCTAATGCTCAGAAAATTAATTCTGCCAATGGGTTTATTCCTAATTTTGCACAAACGGCTTCAGCAGCTGAAGTTAGACAATATGCCGATAATATAGAACAATATAGGATTGGAAATTCAAAAACTTTTAAATTTCCAAGTGGAGGAACAATGGCCGAAAGCCAAATTAAGAATGCTCTTTCGTCTATTAAAGCTAAATCTTTGGGTAATTTAGCTAAAGTAAATGCTGGAGGAGTTGATTTTGGAATGATTGTTGGGGAGAAGGGTACTGGTCAAATGGCATCAAGATATGCCGATGACAAAGGGAGAATAACATTAAATCCAACTGAATCAAGTAAATATTTAATTGATGTTCCTATTCATAGAATTAATGATAAAAATTTAAAATTTAAAGAAAGCACTAAAATTACAGAACAATTATCAAAAGTTTCAGCTTCAGTTGCTTTAAAAATGGCAAAAGATTTATCTGGTGGTCAAATTCCAAATCCAGAAAATATACAACTTATAGAGTCCTTATTAAATAAAGGAGCTTTAACTGGCACTTCTGGAGCTATTTTTGAAGCGGGAATAGCTGGCATTTTAAAAGATAAAGATTTTTCAGATTTTTCTTCACAAGATAGAGGCTCATTGATTGATTTTAAGCCTTATGGAAGAATAAAAGAATTATTTGGAATTCAAAGCGGTCAATCAACTAAAGGCTTAGAGGCTAAGGCTAATTCTGGGCCAGATCTTATTTCATCAGTTGCTGGTAAAATATTGAAAGTTGAAAAGGGTCAATCTGCTTTTGGTAAAGCAGCATCAGGTTATATCCCCAACTTCGCTAATTATGTTTATGATTCAGATAAACTTCCAGCAGAACTTCGTGCATCTATTTTACCAGCTATATTAGCTTCTAAAAAAAGAAAAGATGGTATTCTCGCTCCTGCTGGAGCTGGCAAATCGACAATGGCTGGCGGCATTGGTCAATTCATCCAATCTATGGAAGATGTGGCGAAAGCAACTGGATTTACAATATTGTCTGCTGCTGGTTTAGCTAAAACGCCTACTGGTATTTCAAAGCAATTTCAACCGATACTAGATTCAATCAAACGTTCTGGAGGATCTTTAAAATATTTAAATGTTGATAATGAAGAAATAAAAAGAAGAAGAGAAGCTAGAGTCGCAACTGGAGGCAATGATCTCAGATCAGAGGCTCAATTAAAAGGCACTTCATATGCTCCATTAAATCAACCTGAGTTTTTAGATATTCTTAAAAAAGAGATGGGCGGAAATCTTCAGATTGTAAATGGAGCTTCTGGTTATGTCCCAAATTTTGTTAATGAAAGTTACATAACTGATACTTTAAAAAGAATCAAAGATGGAACAAGCGGCTTTTCCAAGCAAGAACAAGAGATGTTCTTGAAAAAGTTTGGAGCTTCTGCTAAAGTTGGAAACAAAGGAATATCTTTAAGAAAAGTATTTGATACTCTTGATTCAGAAAATGGAATTTCCGCTATGGTGGACAAGGCATACCGTGCTGCTGGACCAACCGCATCTATGGATCAAGTATTCCAAGTTTTCTCAAAACAAATTGCCGCAAATCCTGAAGGTTTAAGAAATCTTGTAAAACAAAAAGGCTTTATCCCCAACTTTGCTGATCCATTAAAAGAAGCTATCTCAAGAGAAGTTGGCGCAGGAGTTGATCCTAGTCAGGTCTATGTTGATCAGCATAGCTCTCTGAAGAACTCGGGCAATCCTATGGGCCTTATGGTGGCTAATCGCCGTGATGAGCCAGCAGGAGGCTTTCAGGGTATCAATAGAGCTAGAAAAGAAGGGGCCAATGCTCAAATGTATGGAGCTGCTGGAGGTTTTGTTCCAAATTATGCAGATTCAAATTTGACACCCTATGTTGGGATGACAAGAAGTAAAGCTTTAGAAGAGGCAGATAAACAATATGAACAGGCGCTTAAAAAACAAATTGCTGTAATTGATGCCGATATAAAAGCTACTGAAAGCAAACTTGGAAAAGTCAAAGTAAATGGAGATGCTTATAAAAAGCATACAGATACATTAGCCAAATTAAATTTGGCGTCAAATAACCTTTCATCGGACATGCAGAAAGAAAATGAATTGGTGAAAAAAGCTATTATCGAATCTACAAAAGGAGTTCTAGGTACAGGAATAACTGCAACACTTAGGGAGGCAAGAGTTTCAGAACCTAAAGAAAAGGGTTCAAAAGATATGCTTGGAACAATATTTGCTCTTCAAGCTGGATTTTCAGCTTTGAGCGGAGCCACTTCTGACGCTACAAGTAAAGTAGGTAAATATTCTAATATAGTTTCAGAGGGTCTTTCTTCGGGAACTACAGCGGTATTCGCTTTACAAGGGCTGGGAACAGCTTTGCCAAAATTTGCTGGATTTCTTGGTCCTGCTGGATTGGCTATCGGAGCTTTAACTGCGGCTTGGCAAATTGGAACTGAGATTTATAATGAGCAATCTGGCATAAATAGAACAGTCGCTGAATCTTTAGATCGAGTTGGAAAAGCCGCAGCCGAAGCTAGTACTAATTTAGATAAATTATCTCCAGAGGGAAAAAAGAAAGTCGAGGAACAAGCACAAGCTTCTGTTCGGCAATCTTTAAAAACTGGAAGAACGTATTTACTGGGTGAAAAAAGTGGCGGGGGTGATGTTGGTTCTGATTCTTATCGAACTGTAGAAGAGACAGCTAACTTTGCTGGAGACGTAACTGACGAACTTAAAGATAATCTATTTAAGATGCAAGCACAAGCGTTGGGCGCTGGAGTTTCAGTAGATAAATTAAATGCAGAAATTCAAAAATTCTCCAAAGATTCAATAATTACACAAGATGAAATATTGCAATTATCGTCATCATTTAACGGATTTATAGATGATCTTAAAAAAACAGATATAGAAATTAAAAAATTAAACTTAAATCCAAATGAAGGGCTGGGAAACATAATTGGACAAATGAATCCACAAGATGTGGAAAAATTTATTAATCCTAGTTTAATGAGTAATGAGGAAAAAGCTAAAGCGGCTGGCTATGGCAACTTTGAAGATTATAAAAAGAATAAATATGCTTTTACTGATGAAGCTAAAATAAAATCACAAGCTAATCCATTAAATTTTATAAAATCAGCTTTAGTAACAGGAGGCATGGCGGAAGGTAGCGAACCGCTTAATAATGAATTATTAAAGCAAGCTAATCAATTAATAGGGGCATATAGACAAAAGCAAGATGCAATATTAACTGATAGCCAAGCATTAAATATTGAATATAATAAATCATTAGCATTATTAAGAGGGCAATCTCAATATACTAAAATCATAAATGAATTAGAAAATAAAGCATTAGGTCCAAATAATGAATTATTAGACATAGCTAATAATGCACTTTTGACTGACAAAAAAAGATCTGACGCTATAGAAGATTCAAATAAAAAATTTGAAACTCAGAATAATTTAATCAAAAATCAACAAACTGCATATGAAGGATTGAGAGGGGATTTAGAAAAAACACTTTCTGGCGCAGGGTTAAAAATAGAAGATTTTGATAAAGTTTTTACTTCTATATCTGAAAAAACAAATTCATTTAGTGAAGATTTAAGAAAAGCATTTGCTAATAATGATTTTGCAAAAATTGAAGACATATCTAAAAAAATTGGCTCCAGTTTAGATGGAGTCATAGGTAAAGAGGGTTTAGCGAATGATGGTATATTAAAATATATTACTAGTTTATTCGCTGGAGAGAAAAAAATAAATGATCAAGCATCTCTTTTAAAAACTATTTTAGGAATTACAAGACAAATTAGTGATGCAGATAAAGATAGGAATGATAATCTATCAAAAAGAAATGAATTAATTCAAAATTCTATTCAACTTGCTCAACAATCTAAAGATTTAGAAATTAAACAATTTTCTCCAGATGAATTCGCAAAAAGAAAAAAAATTGCTGAATTAGGGCAACCAAAACTAAATGAAACTTCATTACAAGCTCTCAAAAGAGAAGCTGAACAAGCTAAATCACAAAGAGAATTACAACCAATAGATCAATCGAGAGCTGTTCAAGAAATACAACAAAGATATTTGAGAAATGGAATACAACAAGCTACATCGCTTGCTACAAAAGGCGTTGATGCAACAGAAGTAGCAGGAATAACTGATGAAATAGCAAAGGCGACAGATTTAGAGCAGCTTAGAGGAAAATATGGAAAAGAATTTAATGATAATTTAGATAAAATTATTGCTAATCGAAATACAGAAATAGATCAGCTTACAAAAAGTAACAATCTTGAGGAAAAAGGCTTGAGCTTGGCTGAACAAAAATTAAAAGCAATACAAAGCGGTGTACCTGGAGGTTTAGAATCTGGATTGACTAAATTAAGAGATGAAAACGAAATGTTTGCGTTTAATCTTGGAGAAAGAATACCTCAATTATTTGCAGATAACATGGCTTCTGCTATGGAAGGCGTTATTATGCAAGGTAAGAGCTTAGGCGATTCTCTTAGGGCCGCAGCTTCAAGCTTCTTGAATGAAATAACAAAAGCTCAAATTAAAAATATTGCTGGTCAATTTACTGGGGGAGTAGGAACTTTATTCAAAGCTTCTGGTGGTCCAATTACTGGCGGTTCTGGCAATAAAGATGATGTTCCCGCCATGTTAATGGGTGGCGAATATGTCATGAATAAAAAAGCAGTCTCTAAGTATGGATCAGGATTCATGGAGGCATTGAATAATGGTTCAATTTCTGGATATGCTAGAGGAGGACCAGTTATTAGGGATAGAGGTTTAGGCTCTGATGTTATTAATGCTTCAAATGTTAGAAATCAAACTGGTAAAGGTGGATTCCAAATGCCTGGATATTATGGAGCTGGAACTATTTCTGGGAAAAAGAATCTATTAAGTTACGCATCGCAATCATATACTTCTGGAGCTGGAGACATTATTAGAGGAGGTGGTGATTCTTCCTATATAGATCTCACTCCAGAAAGCGTCAGGCTTACTAACTTTGGAAGAAATCAAGGACCAATGGCTGCGGCTGTTAAAGAATCTAAGAAAGAAGCTTTGGGTCTATATTTTCAACAACTTGCAGCTGAAAAACAAGCAAGAGAAGAAGAAAAAGCCCAAAAGAAGGCATTCAAAACAGCCATAATAAGCGCCTTAATTACATCAGCCGTGAGCGCAGGAGTGGGTATAACAAAAACGGGATTTCAAGAAGGTTTTGCCAAGACAGGGACTTTTATGGGTGGAGTCAAAGGTGTAGGCGAAAAATTTGGAAATGTTGGATCAAGTTTGGGTTCATTATTTTCTGGAGATTTTAAATCTGCTAGCCAATACTATAATATGGCTACAACTAATTTTGAAAATGGAGTTCCGAAAGCCTTGGTGGTTAATGGTGGATCTTTTGGAGAATCAAATGCTGCAACAAGTTTGAATGGAAATTTTGTAGCAACTGCTTATGGATCAGCATCAATAGATAAAACAACTGCGATGGACCAAGAAAAAGCTAATCTCGGAGTCAAAGGCTACGAAGGCTTTAGTCAAACACTTGGCGCGTCTGGAAGAACTTTGGAAGCTGGTAAAAGCGTAGCTTCTAATTATTTTCCACTAGGAACAATGTTAGAAATTAATGGAGCTATATATAGAGTTGATGATACAGGTGGAATGGGAAAAAATGTTATTGATTTTTTTGCTGGAAGTGATAAAAATCTTTATGATAAATTTGCCAATATGGGAGCATTAAACATTAAAAGGTTGGCTACTGGTGGCGCGATTCCTCAAACATCTGGAATAGATACAGTCCCAGCAATGCTTTCTGGTGGTGAGTTCATTATGAATGCTGGAGCAACCCGAAGAATTGGAGCAAACAATCTTAATGCGATGAACTCTGGAGCATCGACAGATACTAGCTCTTCAGCTATTAATGATCAACTCATCAATAAGATCGACGAGTTGATAAGAGTCACTAAAGAATCGAGCAAGCCCGTCACAGTCAACGTTTCTTCGCAACAAGGACAAACTAGTGGAGATAATCAGCAAGATGGTGGAAGTCAAAAAGATCAAAATCTCTCTAAGAAAATTAGAGATGCAGTTGTTCAAGTGCTTCAAGAAGAAAAAAGACTTGGGGGCGTTTTAAGAAGAAGTTAATATGTTTGGCGCAAAATTAAATGATGAATCCTCTTTATATGTAGGAGGATATAAAATGACAGGAGTATCAGTCTCTGATACTTCTTATTCGCATAGTTTATCTACGGCAAATCCACTAGGATATTCAAACGGAATAACCATCTCCAATTCAGATTCTACAAAAAATATTTCAATAACTAGAGATTTGCTGCTTACAAAAAAAACATCCTCAAGCGATTGGGAGGATTTTTTATTGCAATATACTGGGCTGACTGGAATCATGGACGCAAGTATAAATTATGAAAACAGTTCATATGGTTTTAAAAGCGGATACATGACAGAATACATGTTAAACTTTGCGATTGGATCAATTCCGAAAGTTACAACAAATTTTACAGTTTTTGACTCGATACGCAGTGGAAACAATTCGTCAGGTTCATTCCCTTCTTTTTATGATTATTTATTACCATATCAATCAGCATGTAAGATCACTTGCGACAATGCAACTTCTAATAGGGTAGTTGGATTTGACTATTCTATAAAAATAAATAGAAAACCCATATACTCCATAGGCTCTTCTTTGGCAGTTACGGTAGAATCTATTCCTCCATTAGAATATTCAGCATCTGTTCAAATAGAAATTGATGATGCGTTTCTTCAGAATTCACAAAATTTCTTGACAAATAAAGAAAATAAAAATGTATATCTATCTATAGACTCAAATGTTATTGGCGTTCCAGCAATAACATTTAATGTTCCAAAAGCAAGTCTTGTATCAGAACAATTATCCGCATCTGCTGATGGATTATTGAAATTAACCTTAAACTATGTTGGACATTTATGAGTGAAGACCTTTTTTATAATAGAGATAGAAATATTTCAGGAATAACTGCGCCAGTAAATTTTTCTGATTTATCTTTAACTCCAGTCTATGGATCTAGAGTAGAGTATGTTTCAAAAATACTAGCGTATGAAACTAATGATTCATACAGCAATATTATACCAGCTTCCTTAAATAATTTATCAGTATCTTATAAGGTTAGGTATGATGTAAATGAAGATAACTGTGCAAAATTGGTAAATTTCTTTGAAAGTAAAGAAGGTCATCAAAGCTTTTACTTTAATCCAGATAACAGCGGAATTTATAAAAGCAATAAATCTTTCTGTGAAAATTATGCTGTTAATCATATTAATAATAATCATTATGAGTTTGCTGTTGATATCTCTGTAGATCAGGCTCCTTCTTTTTTTAACTGGAAATCTTCTTATTTCTTAAACTTCGATAGTGACAAGCTACAAAATCCATTTAATTCTATTATTGTAAAATGGAAAGATTATAATACTGGCTGGTCAAATTTAAGGGTCTGGGCAACTGGAAATTCATATAAAAAATATGATATACTTTATAGCAATGTCAATACTAATAAATTAAATAATTTTTTCTATTGTAGCGGCGATCATTATAGCTCTAACTCTAATTCTCCAACTGGAGTTAATTCGGCATGGACTCAAGATTTTTTCTTTAGTCCAGATATAGGATTTCAAAATGATGTAAAAATACAAGTATCTAAAGTTGATTTTAAAAATTCTTTTCCTTTAAGAATTAAAACAAAAAATAATACAGCAAAATTTGATATAAATTATAAATTCACTAATATAAGCAATAAGCAATTACTATGTATGCTTCATTTCTTAGAAAACAAAGCTGGATATAGAAAGTTTAGACATCAAATACCATCAGTATATAATAGACCAAAAGTATACTATTGTCCACAATGGACACACACTTGGAAATATAAAGATCATAACGATTTAGATGTGACTTTTATTGAAGACCCATTAGGAATTATACCAAAAGATACATAATGAAAAAAAATATACTAAAAAGTAATTCATCATTTGTTATTATTGGCAAATCTCCAGCGTGGTCAGAAACTATACCAGAAACTGGAAATATTTTTTCATTAACACAATCTCTAAATTTTAATTTTTCCACAAATAAACAAGCTAGCAAACAATTAGGCTATCAAAATTACTCAACTAATGTAGACGTTTTAAGACCACAAGTTGATTTGTCAATAGATTATTATTTTTCTCCATATTTAAATAATGAGTTGCTAATGGGGTTTCAAAAATCTGGAACCAATATATCAGCTATGTCTAATTTTAAAAATAAAAACTATAATTTTTATTTTTTATCTAATGAAAAAGATGGGACTGATGGCTTCGATGAAATAGGGAAAATTACACAAGATTGGACAGATGGAGAGGTTGTTTCTTTCGGAAATTGTTATTTGAGCAATTATTCAATATCAATGTCACTTGGGCAACTTCCTGTTGTATCGACAAAATTCAAATCATCGAATATTGGAGCAGAAAGTTTATTTTCAACATCTGGCCCACCACAAAATATCAAAGTTCCAGCATTAGATCCTATTAGTGGAGGGCTAAACTATAATTTTGTTTATCAATATAGAAGGTTATCAAATATAAGTAAAAACATTAATTCAGATATACAAGATAGAAATGCTTTAAATCCTCCAGTAGCATTACCGCATAAAAGTTTAGTTTCTATTATAAATAAAAGTAATTCTCAAGATGCAACCACTCCTTTGAAGAATTTTTCAAATTTAATACTTCAATCATATAATTTAAATTTTGATTTCGATAGAGTAGATTTATATAAATTTGGTAATAGTTCAGTATCTGATAGAAAATTAAAATTTCCAATAATTGCAAATATACAAATAGAATCTTTAGTTTCTGGTTTTAATTCAACGATAGCCAATAGAAGCCAAAGTTCTGCGCTATTTAATGCAGAAGATCTTTATGATGTTAATTTTTCTTTTTCGAATGATATTGATTCAGTCACTGGGTTTTATAATTTTCAAGGAGCTAAACTAACAAGCTTAAATTATTCAACACAAGTAAATAATATATACAAAATGTCAGCGTCTTTTTCCGTACAAATAACAGAAAGCGACGGATTCATAATGGACAATGTGCAAAAATATACCTATAGAACTTACGAAGTTAATGATAACAGATGGAATCAAGAACCTAATAATTGGAATTTTAGTTAATAAAAGTGTAAATAAAAGCAAATGAATTTGAGCGGTGAGAAAATAAGTGGAACATATCAATACCTTTTAAATCAAAATGGTGCTTCCCCTATTACATTGGGAGATTATTCAGCAGTTAATTGGGAGGCTTCATTTGTCGCAACAACAACTGGCAATAGGCTTATTACGGGCTACACATTCAAGGATAGCTTGAATAATTTTAACATAGCTAATGCAACATATGTAGCTGGTGGACAATCTAATTCAGTCACTGGAAACTCTTTTCATTCAAGTATTATGGGTGGATTAAGGAATACAGGAGTTGGAGACTATATAAGTATTAATGGAGGGCTTCGAAATTTTGTAAGTGGCTCTGGCTTAAGTATCGTCGGAGGACAAGATAATAGGACTGTTGGCTTATATAATTTTATTGGTGGGGGATTATTAAACACAACATCTGGAGATTACTCGTCGATTGTCGGAGGAAGAAGAGCAAAAATAGCAAATACACATAGTGGGGCAGGTGTTTGGGCTGATGGACAAGATAGAGATCATGATTCCAAAGGGGCGCACACTTGTTATTTAGATTTTGCTAGTGGAGTTTATTTGAGACTTCCATCTTTTACTGGGCTTTCGTCTCAAAGTGGAAGCCTTGGTCAAATGGCAGTCAGTGGAACATCATTGTATGTGTGTACTGGAACTTCATCTCCTTTTTGGGGAAGAATTGCATTGAGCGCATTTTGATTTTTAAAGTGTATATAAATATATGGATTTAGGATTATTCAATGTATCAGATACTTATCAGTACGTTTTAAATCAAAGCGGCACTAATACGATTACATTGGGTAATGGTTTAGCAGTTAATTGGAATGCTGGGGGGGTTGTTGCTTTAACTGGTAATCAAACTATTTCAGGGACTAAAACTTTTAATTCTTCAATAGTTGGGAATCTTATTGGAAATGCGACAACCGCTACGACTGCTACAGGTCTAATTAATGGAGTTTATACAACTGGAAATCAAACAATAAGCGGTATTAAATATTTTGCCAATCCAATTAGTGGCATATCTTTTAGTGGAGATTCTTTTACATTAAAAAATTCAAATATAAAATTAGCTTCAAATTCTACGTTAGCTTTAAGTCAAACATATTATAATATAATATCTGGAGATTTAACAAGTGGAATGTGGCTTGCTACTGCGATGGCCCTACACACTGGATCAGCACCAAGCACAGTGGCATTTAGAATAAAAGATACTACTGGCTCTGTTTATGCATCAGCAATGGCATTTCATACTAGCGGTGTCTCTGATTTTTCTAGTATCAATATGTCAACAATAATAAACTTGACAAGCAATACAAATATACAATTGCAAGCTCTGTCAAACACAACTTCCAGTGCAGTTTTAGCATCTGGAACTGGATTGGCAAATTCTGGATCTGCGACTCAGCTATCTTTCGTTAAGATTAATTAATTTTGTTTATAATCAACTTTAAAGTTCTTTCCTTCGAAAGTCTGTTTTTCCATTTGATGTTTTGCTCCCCTACGTTCTTTTGAATAATTTTCAAAATACTTTTGCTTAACTGGATCAATGCCGCCAGCTTGTGACGCTCTTTTTTCACTCATTTCTGAGCTATAATCAAGCATATGTCCCACAGTACCTTTCTTGTCCCTTGTGCGGTCGTTGAACTGCTTTTGGCTAAATGGGTCTATCTGAGTGTCGATAGACATCTGAGGAGAGTGATACACCCTTTTCCAGTCATCTTCGTTGCCATCTACTCCATTGTATTCATGGACATCATTCATCCCTTGGAATACGTCAATAAACTCTTCTGTTGATTCTCTAAAATAGGTATAGATAGGCATATTGTTTTATATAAAAAAAGGGAGGTTTTTCAACCCCCCCTTTTCTCTTTAATCAATACTAATAGAAACTTTATTATTTGTAGTTATTTTTGGTAACTTAATTTTTAAAATTCCGTCTTTAAGTTTTGAGGAAATCTTATCAATAGATACTAGGCCGCTAAGTTTTAGCCTGAGATCTTTTGATTTTCTTTCTTCGTTTTTAGCTTTGACTTCCAAAGTTTCGTTATCAGCATTAATACTAATATCTGTTTTAGAAAATCCAGCCAAGATAATTTCAGCAATCCAAAAATCTCCAAGATCTTTGATTGACATGCTAGTTTGATTGATTTTATTTGTGCATCCATAAGATGTTTCCAATAGTTCTTCGAACAACGATTTCATAAGTTTTATATATTTAGCAAAAATTGCACCAACATTAATTCTTGTAAATACTAGACAAAATGGAGTCTATTGTATTAGAGTATGTCATTGTGTCGCACAACTTTTGTCCTTCTGTGTTAATTTGTCCTACTTTAGTTTCTGCCTTCTCCATTGCGCTCACCATCGCTTCGTCAGAATAAATGGGCCAAACACCTTGGTTAAATTCAGAACCCTTTTGGAAGAATACTTGATCGTAACATTCTGTTTCTGATTCAGATTCAACCATAATACTATTATCATTATTTGCCCAGTCTTTATGTGCTGTGGCATTATGAACAATAGACCATTTACCCAAACAAGTAGCATTAAAGCTTGGAAGATTCCAGCCCTCGGAAAAGCTTAATCCTGTAAGATCAATATCAATAGCATTAAGCAACTCATTAATTTCTGAATTCTTTTGAAGATATGGTAGAAAATTAATATTTGTATATCTTTTACCCTCAAGAACTGTTTGAATAACATTTTGCATGTCTTCTGGCTTAAAGAATGGATTTGTAACACAGCAAGTTAATTGATACTTGTTGTTGTTTCCATACTTTTTGGCCCAGTTCTGGATGATTTTTCCAGTGTTTTTCCTTTTTTCAAATTTACCCATTATTCCAAAATGGATAACGTCATTTAGATATTTCTTGTCTGTTTTGAAAAATGTCTTGTCAAATCCAAGAGGAATAAAAGAGGAATTTTCACATCCATTTTTTACAAATTTATCTTTGGAATATGTCGAGCTGAAAAAAACATGATCTTGAGCTTTAGCGATAGCTACTTCTGTGCTGGTCGGATCGCTACATTCATAAAATGTGTATAAATATTGTTTCGCATTTTTTCTGTTTTCGCTACCATTTAAGTGCCAAAGCCTAAGCTCTGGAATGTCCTTATTGAGAAATTTGAATCTATTATTAGTTGACTCTTGAAGCCAAGATATAAAATCTTGGTCTAGATCATAAGCTTGGATATCAACGTTCCCTACTGGAAAAAGTCCGACTTCAACGTTTTTATTCTTTAATTCTTTTAAAAAATTAATTGAAACATTCCCTAGTGAAAGGGAATTAATGGGTGCTTCTACGAGTAATTGCATAGATTAAAAGGGGATATCCTCTTCGCTTGAAACTGAAGAATTGCTTTGCGGCTTAGATGAATCTTGAGATTGGCCCTCCTTCTTTTCGCCTCCATTACCTCCCAAAAATTGAACAGTATTTGCGCGAATAAAATGCTTACTAGCCTTCTTGCCATCCTTTTCCCATGTATCCATGCACAGTTCTCCTTGGATAAGGACTTCTCTGCCCTTCTTCAGATATTGAGAACAAACTTCTGCTTGTCGATCCCAAGCCTCGACATCAATGAAGTTCTTGGTCTTTGCGTTTTGACTAGAGACGCAAACTCGCATCTTGCAAACCTTTTTTCCTCCGCTAATTTCCTTGAGTTCTGGATCAGAGACAAGGTGACATACTGTTACTATTGTGTTATACATAATTCTTTTTTGTGTTTGTTTATAAATCTATTATGGATATTTATGCACCCCTGAATACTCATTTTTAAATGAGATGCAATAATCTTCCATGAAGTTAGCTTATTATTGACGCTATTATATCTCATGTCAATGATTTTTTTTACTCTTTGATCAGTTTCTTTGTCTAAAAGATCTTTAAAATTGTTTAAAGTTTCTTTTTCGTCGATAGAAGAGATGAAATCTTCGCATGATGGTTCAATATAGTTTGACTCGTCCTCTATGCTGCATTCTTTACGTTTTTTAATTTTATTAATAGCGTTTAAACATTTCCACTTTACCTCATTAGCTAGATGAGTTGAAAATTTAGTTTCTCTACTGGAGTCAAATTTCAAAGCAGATGCATAAATAGTAAAATTTTTGTCATCCATGATTAAATCCTTGTCTAAAATTGTTTTTCCAGAAGCAAACCTCTCAACCATAGATGTATAGATTCCAGAATGTCTATTGATTAATTCCAATAGACTCTGCTCGTCGTTTTTCGACTGAATTTTTGTTATTAAAGAGATATCGCTTTCCATGCTTCAAACCTTTCTTCAGTTAAAATAGTTTCTAAAGCCTCATTAGATAATGATTTAAGCAATGATAAATCATCAGATGATACCCATGTAAAATTAGAATCAGCGTTTTGAGATAAAAATTCATTGTTAGTCTTTTCATAGTCATTGGCTGGACCTATTTGATTTCCATTAGAATCAATTCTAGATAGATATATTGAAAGACCATCGTTTGACTTGATGAAATCAAACTCATTTTCAAATCTCAAATCAGTAATAATCGCAACTTCATTAGGCTTAATTCTTTCAAAGACCTTATCCACCCATATTGATGGATTAATTTTTCTCCTGATCTCTGTTCCCCAGAAAACCAAAAATGGCCTAATTATTAGCTTTTCTTCATCGTTATCCGTATAGGCTGATATGCCAAGAGTTTCAATCAAAAATTTATCTGTTTCTTTTTTTAATTCATCAGCAAACGAATAAGTGGACGAATTTACTCCATATTCATTCAACAAATTTGAAATATTTTTACCTAAAGTATCTTTTCCGCATCTAGCATTACCAGCTATGGCTATAATATGTTTTTTGCTCATCTCTTTGATTATAACTATCAGTTTAATATATATCTTCAATAAGTCAATATAATAATAGAAATATTTATTATTTAAATACTATTCGTGTACGATTTATAAATAATATTAATTTATATACGATTTCGTCTTCTTTATTCGTAAAAGTTTATCTTATTTAATTATAAATCGTTTACGAATAAAATAAGATATTTTGTTTAGAGTCATTCGTGAATCGTCAGCTCTTTAAGATAACGTCTCGTTAAGATTCTTCAATTATACGCATGATTATTTTTCTTGTCAAGATAAAAAAGTTTTATTTTTTTACTTGTGAGACTCTCTATTCAGCCTTATAGTGTAATCATAACACTATGATCTTTGAAGAACAAATCTCAAGAAAACCAAACAAATATCCTTGGACAGAGCAATTTATTGAGGCGATGCACAATGGATTTTGGACCGACAAGGAGTTCAACTTTAAGTCTGATGTTCAACAGTTTAAAGTCAATTTAAGCGATCAAGAAAGAGAGATCATTGTTAGGACTCTTTCTGCTGTTGGGCAAATCGAAGTCGCAGTAAAAACTTTTTGGGCAAAACTTGGAGACAATCTTCCTCACCCAGCTCTGCAAGATCTTGGATATGTAATGGCTAATGTTGAAGTAATTCATAACAGCGCTTACGAAAGACTTCTTAACGTTTTAGATATTGAAGATATTTTTGAAGAAAATCTTAAACTTGAGTGGATTCAGGGTCGCGTTAAGTATCTTCGTAAGTATACTCATAAATTTTATAAGGATTCGAAGAAACAATATCTTTATGCTTTAATTCTTTTTACTTTATTCGTTGAGAATGTTTCTTTGTTTTCTCAATTTTATATCATTAATCATTTTGCTCGTTTCAAGAACGTGATGAAGGATACTGACCAACAGGTCAAGTATACTCGTAACGAAGAAAATATTCACGCTCTTGTTGGTATCAAGATCATCAATACCATTCGTGAAGAATATCCAGATTTATTTGATTCTGAACTTGAACAAAGAGTAGCTCACGAAGCTGAACAAGCATTTGAAGCTGAAAGCAAGATTGTAGACTGGATGATTAATGGTATTGAAGAGAAATCTCTTTCTGCACCGATCTTAAAAGAATTTATTAAAAATCGTATTAATGAATCACTAACTCAAATTGGTTTCAAAAAAGTCTTTAAAATTGACCAAGATGTGTTATCATTAACTGCGTGGTTCGACGAGGAACTTTTGGGCAACAATATGACGGATTTTTTCCATTCCAGAGACACTGGTTATTCCAAGAAAAATCAATCATTTAGTGAAGACGATCTATTTTAATTTACACAACCAATGGTATTTATAGTGTAAATATTATTATGTCTAAACAATATAATAAAAAAAGAAAAGTCTATAGATTAGATCCAACAACATCTAATTATTATGTATATGGTTTATTTTTTTCCGATGATAAAAATAACATTGAATTAAACCATGATAATATTTTTTATATTGGAAAAGCAAAGAACAAAGAATTCCCATGTTTAAGAAGAGAGAACAAGCATATGGAAGAAGCTTATCAAAGATCTCATGAGAACTTTCATAAATCAAGAAAAATTAAAAAATTAGAAAATGATGGAAACTATATACTATCTGCTATTTTAGAAAATTTTGATGATGAAAATTCAGCATATGAAGGTGAATATAAATGGTATTATTTTTATAAAAATAGAGGAAATGACCTTACCAATATGATAGAATGTGGCCTAGCATCAGTTGGATCTGGAGAAAATCATCCATCTTATGATTTTGAAATTAGGAAACATGTCGATGAAATAGTAAAATTGTATGTTATTAACATGTTGTCTATTGATAAAATATCAAAAATTTTTAAAAAATCCTCAAAGATTATTAAAGAAATTTTAAAAACTGCTAATGTCAAATTTAGAGAAAAAAATATTCGAAATCCATTATGGCTTAAAAAATATGAAATTATTGAAAAATACAATAGCGGTCTTTCATTAAACCAATTACATGCCGAATATGGAGCATCTGCAAATTTTTTCGCAGATATGCTTAGATCTGAAAATATCGAGATAAGAAAAAGCAACGCATATACAAGAGCTATTGATTTGAAATATGTGGATCAGATTATAAAAATGTACAACGATGTCCCATCATATAATAAAATAGCTGATTATTTTAAATGTGATCCATGCGTAATAAAGCGTATACTCGATAATAATAACATTTCCAAGAAAAAACAATCACATCCCATTTGGAATAAATTAGAAGAAATAAAAAACAAAAAAAATACAGGAATGTCTTGTGTTGAATTAGCATTAGAGTACAATGTATCTGTGCAGATGATTTACAAGATTTTAAAATAATATTATGGAAAAAGAAAAATACTACTGGTTAAATAAAGATTCTAGAAAATTTTTAGAAAGAGGCTACTTGTTGGAGGGAGAAAATCCAGAACAACGCTTTAAAGATATAGCCGCTACCGCTGAAAAGTATTTGGGCATAAATGGGTTTGCTGAAAAATTTGAAGATTATCTTTCTAGAGGCTTTTACTCTATAAGCTCGCCAATCATTTCTAACTTTGGACGCAAGAGGGGTCTTCCTATTTCTTGCTTTGGATCTTACATTCCAGATACAATGTCTGGCATCCTTGGAAAGCTTTCTGAAGTAGGAATCATGACTAAGATGGGAGGAGGAACCTCTGCTTATTTTGGAGAGCTTCGCGGAAGAGGAACTTCTATTAATTCTGGTGGCGAATCTACAGGAGCAGTGCATTTTATGGAGCTATATGATAAGCTAATGAATGTTGTTTCGCAAGGTAATGTTCGTAGGGGTTCTTTTGCTGCTTATCTTCCTATTGATCATCCAGATATTGAAGAGTTTCTAAAGATTCGTGGAGATGGTCATGAGATTCAAGATATGTCTATTGGAGTTTGTGTATCTAATGAATGGATGCAAAAAATGATTAATGGAGATAAAAATCTCCGCAATATTTGGGGCTTAGTAATTAAGAAGAGATTTGAAACAGGCTATCCATATATTTTCTTTACGGACAACGCTAATGATCAAGCCCCACAAGTTTATAAAGATAAGGGATTGAAGATCAATAATTCAAATCTTTGCTCAGAAATCTTTCTTTCTAATCAAGAAGATGAATCATTTGTTTGCAATCTTTCATCTCTGAATCTAGAGCGATGGGACGATATGGTTGGAACAGATGCTGTTGAAACCCTTGTTTATTTCTTGGATGCGGTTATGACTGAGTTCATTAATAAAACAGAAGGAGTGGCCTTTATGGAGGCTCCAAGAAAGTTTGCTATCAATCAGAGAGCATTAGGCGTTGGAGTTCTTGGGTGGCACTCATTGCTCCAATCAAAGCTCATCAGCTTTGAGTCGATGGAAGCAAAACTTCTAAATATTGAAATCTGGAAAACTATTCGTGAGAAATGCGACAAAGCAACCCAAGAACTGGCTGAAATTTTTGGAGAACCAGAACTGCTTAAAGGATATGGTCGTAGAAATTCTACCACTCTTGCTGTAGCTCCAACCACTTCAAGCTCATTTATTCTTGGGCAAGTTTCTCCATCAATCGAACCGCTTAATAGTAATTATTATACTAAAGACCTAAGCAAAGGTAAATTTACATATAGAAATCCGTATTTACTCGATTTACTTAAAAATAAAAACATGAATACTTTAGAAGTTTGGAAAGATATCCTTTCTCATGGAGGCTCCGTGCAACATCTTTCATTTCTTAGTGAAGAAGAAAAAGATGTATTTAAAACTTTTGGAGAAATTTCTCAAATGGAAATAATTATTCAAGCAGCTCAACGTCAAAAGTATATTGATCAAGGTCAAAGCTTAAACATTATGATCTCTCCCAATACTAAACCAAAAGATATTAATGAATTGCTTATCTTTGCTTGGGAGCAAGGAATTAAAAGCCTATATTATCAAAGATCAAGTAATCCAAGCCAACAACTAGCTAGATCAATTTTAAATTGTTCTACTTGTGAAGGATGATTTATTAAAAAAAGTGTAACCACAATACAATGGAATTCGATTTTTCTGATAAAATAAAAGAGTTTTTTTCTAATTCTTCTGCGGCTGCGCGTTCTGGACCAAAAAGCGATGCACAGACTCCAGCTAAACCAGAAGAGAAGAGACATGGTTCGTCAAAAAATAAGAAAGATTCAGCTTCTTCAGGAGAATCTTCTTCTATTACTTTTTCAGAAAAAGTTACTTCCGCTTTGCAAGCCAAAGTAAAAGAGCATAATGCAAAATACGAAAAAAAGACAAGCCTCAGTCAATTAAAAAAGATTTATCGTCGTGGTGCTGGAGCATTCTCATCTAGCCATAGAGTTGGAATGACAAGAGGCGGATGGGCAATGGCTAGAGTTAATATGTTTCTAAAGATGCTTCGTGGTGGCGCTGTCAAGGATGCTTATAGAAAAGCAGATCAAGATGTTGCGGAAGGGCATGATCTTTATTATCTCGAAAGAGATGGAGAAGCTTTTTGGGACTTTCAAGATATTGAATTTGATTTGGCTAAGTTAGATTTAATTTCTGCTGGAATAGAGGTTTGGGATCAAGATCAAGAAGCCGAAGACTTAGAGTTTTCTGATGCTGAAAAAAATACACTTAATAAGCCTTTTAGATTACCTACTGGATCTAAAAAGAAATTTGGCGTTTATGTCAAAAACGATAAAGGAAATACCGTAATGGTAAAATTTGGTGATCCAAACATGGAAATCAAACGCGATAATCCAGCAAGACGCAAAAGCTACAGGGCAAGACATCAGTGTGATACTAATCTTGGCCCAAAATGGAAAGCAAATTACTGGTCATGTAAATTTTGGAGTTCTAAACCAGTATCTTCTTTGGCTTCTGCTGAAGAATTTTTGTTGAGCGACGATGATGGATTAGAATGGGATTGGGATGAATCTACATTTGTTTCTCAAGAAGATCTTTTTGCTGAAAATCCAGATCTACAAGAAGTCAAAATATTTATTGAAGAAGAAGATATTTGATTTATAATCAATCATATTGATTATGTTTGTATCTTTTTGTATAATTACTAATGGTTCAAAATCTTATAAAACTAATTTGTGTATTAAATCAATACATAATAATTTTCGCAATAATGATGATTATGAAATAATAGTTGTTGGTAACAACTTAAATACTTTTAAAGGAAAAGGTTGCGAATTAATTGAAGATAATGAATTCATTGAATTTTTAGGAAAAAGGAAAAATATAGCTTTTGAAAATTCAAAAGGAGATATTATTGTGCATTGTGATGATGATATACTTTTCCCTCCAGACTGGTTAGAAAATTTTAAAATTTTTAATCAAACAAATAAAGATTGGCAAATAATGGGTAATAAAATTCTATTACCAGACTCAGGAAGATACTGGGACAGAGCTATTTATTTTCCACTTCATCATATGGTAGAGTATAATTACGAATCAAATTCTGATATATTTTATCAAACAGGATGCTTTTCTGTATGTAAAAGATCATTATTAGAAAATATAAAATGGGATAATAATATTCCTTATTATGGTATGTTTAAAGGATTTAAGCATAATGAAGATATAGATTTTTCATTAAGATTAAATGAAAAAGAAATTAAAATATTTTTTGATTCTAATAATACTGTATGGCACTATGATTATACTTATTTATCCGATGGAACTACTTGTAATAAAAAACAAAATATAGATTATGTAGAATACAAATGTCTTAATTTTATAAAGTTATTAAATAATTTGTCGATATGAATAAAAAAATAACACCAGTTCTTCAAGGTGGGCTTGGAAATACATTATTTCAAATAGCTACAGCTTATGCGTATTCATTAGATCATGGACATAAGTTTGAATTATATGATAATTTATATATACCATGTCATCATCCACCATTAGACTCGTATAGAGATAATATTTTTTCAAATATTAAAATATCTTCAGCTAATGCAGAATTTCATAAATATGATGAATTATCTTTTTGTTATAATAAAATACCAAAATTTGATAATAATTTAATATTAAATGGATATTTTCAAAGTGAAAAATATTTTACAAAACATAAAGAAGAAATTCAAAGAATATTTAATTTTGATTGTAACTTAATTCAAAAATACTCAAAAGAATTAAACCAAAAAAATTGTTCTATTCATATTAGAAGAGGTGATTATTTAAATCTACAAAATTGTCATCCCGTTCAAGATTTAGAATACTATAAGAAAGCGATATCTTTGTTTGATAAAGATACTTTATTTTTTGTATTTTCTAATGATATTGAATGGTGCAAAAATGAATTTACCTATAAAAATATAGGTACTGATAATTTTATTTTTATAGACGGAAATAATGGCCAAGACGACTTACTATTGATGAGTCGATGTCAAAACAATATAATAGCCAATTCGAGCTTTAGTTGGTGGGCCGCTTGGCTCAATCAAAATTTAAACAAAAAAATAATATGCCCTCAAAATTGGTTTTCTGAAGATTACGCCAAACAAATTTGTGGAAATCAATACGCAACTTACAAACAAGACTTACTCCCATCAGAATGGATTCAATTATAAAAATAAATAATGAAAATAGCAATACTAACAGTAGCGACAAATAACTATAAAGATTTTTTGAGTCCTTTGATTGAGTCCATTCAAAATAAATTTTTACCATTAATTGAAAAAGATATTTTTTTATTTGCTGATGAGGATACAATTTCTAGTGAATATTCAAACATTTATTTTAATAAAATAAATCATGAGCCTTGGCCATTTGTAACTCTAAAAAGATTTGAATATTTTAACACTATATTAAATCAATTAAATAATTACGATATGGTTATTTATTTTGATTGCGATTTAGAAGTCGTACAGAATATAGATGAATTTCCTATATGTGATTTATTTGCAGTCATGCATCCTGGAATTTATGTATCTGACAAAATGTGGACCATCGAGACAAATCCACAATCGACCGCATACATTTCTCCAGAAAATGAAGGCATTTATCATCAGGGGTGTTTTTGGGGTGGTTCATCTAATGAAATATGTAAAATGATTTCTGAATTAAAAAATAACACACAAACAGATTTAGATAATAATATTATAGCTAAATGGCACGATGAATCACATTTAAATTATTATCTTTATAAAAATAAAGATAGAGTTGTTACGATATCATCATCATATTCTTATCCAGAAAATTGGCAACTTCCGATTGAAAAAATAATTATACATAAAGAAAAAAATATGAATCAATATCCAAGATTCCCAGGAATAAATAAAAATGAAAATTAATACGAATATAAATAGAGATGGCTTAATAAGTTTGATTAATAAATCAAATCCTAAGATTGCAGAAATTGGTGTCGAGTATGGCGGGTATACAAAAACGTACTATGATGATGAATACGAGATTCATTTAATAGATATGTGGCAAACCGAGGGCAATGATTTTTATTTTTCGCAAAAACCAGGCCAAGTAGAACTTGGCTACAATAAAATTTTAAATACATATTCTGATAAAAAAAATGTTAAGATAGTAAAAATGAAAAGCAATGAAGCTTCTCTTTTATATGAAGACGAATATTTTGACTGGATTTATTTAGACGCAGATCACTCATATGATGCAGTAATTAATGATATTAAAAATTGGCTACCAAAAGTAAAAAAAGGAGGCATTTTATCTGGACACGATTTTAATCCAGCTATGGATCATCCTTTTTATGAACAGTTTGGTGTTGATAAAGCCGTATTAGAGGTCTTTGGAAATTCATTCTTTTTAACAAATGAGTTAAATTTTCAATCTTGGTATATATACAAATGATTTTACCATATTTAAAAGTAATTATTTGGGGTTATCCTTTAGGCAGTCATACTCATTCATATGTCCATGAAGCTTATTATAGAGCATTTAAATCTTTAGGATATGAAACATATTGGTTTGATGACAATAATTTTCCAGATAATTTTAATTATGATAACTGCCTATTCATAAGCGAAGGTTTTGCTGATAAAAATATACCAATAAATAAAACTAGCTGTTATTTAATTATGCATTGTCCATCACCAATTAAATATCAAGACGCTGGAAGATATATTGATGTTCGATTGGCGGGTAAAGATTTTAAAGATCATGTTCATGAATATTCTCTTAATAAAGAAAAAGCTATTAAAATTGGTCCAGCAATGTATTTTGAGCCAAAAACTAATAATAAAGTTCTAATTGTAAATGATTATGTAAATTATGAAATAGATGACTTTGATAAGTTATATATTAGCTGGGCTACTAATAAGCTTCCGAATGAATTTAATTATGATGATATTGACATTCAAAGAGACAATATTATAAACTTTTGTGGATCACTCAGCAGACATGGCGATAATGAAAATTATAGTGTTTACTTGCCATTCATAACAGAATGCGAAAAAAATAATATTAAATTTATTCATAACTGCCCGTGGTCAAATCCACTTAGTAATGAAGAAGTTATCAAAAGATCTCAACAATCAATCATAACTGTTGATTTGCGAGGTACAAAGCATTTAAAAGAGGGGGTTGTTACCTGTAGAATATTTAAAAATATTAGTCATGGACATCTTGGATTAACCAACTCAAAAACAATTTTTGAAGAGCTAGATGGGAACTGCTTTTATAATGATAATCCTGCCGAATTATTCTATATAGGAATGAGTAATAAAAATAATTTTAATTTTATTAAAAACTCTATGAAATATGTACAAGAAAATCATACATATATTAATAGAATCAACAGTATTATAAGCATACTATAATTAAACAATCATGAAAAAAATAAACTGTAGAATATCAAACGATGAGCTAGTTGAGCTTTTTACCCTGGGAAATCTATGCGTTTCCGATTTTATTGAAGATGATCAAAAAGAAGTTGAAAAATTTGAATTAAAATTAATGCTATCCAAAAAATCTGGACTTGTTCAGCTCGAATCGGGAGTTGATCCAGATAAAATGTATGGAAGATATTGGTATAGGTCTGGTACTAATAACACCATGAGAAAGCAATTAAAAAATGTTGTAGATTCATGCACATATGTTAAAAAACTAGATAATAAATCCTTGTGGCTTGACATAGCATGTAATGATGGAACACTTTTAAGTTATTTGCCCGAAGAAATTTCAAAATTAGGAATTGATCCAGTAGAAGATTCATATGTTAAAGAAAGCTCTAAATATGCAGATGAAATTATTCAAGATTACTTTTCTAAGGAATCTTATAATAAAAGCATTTTTAAAAATAGAAAATGTGATGTCGTTACCTGTATTGCTATGTTTTATGATCTTGAAGATCCAAAATCATTTTTAAATGACGCTTATGATATATTGGATGATGATGGATTATTTGTAATTCAAATGAGTTATACTCCGCTCATGATTAATCAATTGGCTTTTGATAATATTTGTCACGAACATTTAATGTATTATAATTTGCACTCAATGAAATATTTAGTTGAAAATTGTAATTTTAAAATTGTTGATTGCGAATTGAATGATGTTAATGGGGGTTCATTTAGGGTTTATCTACAAAAAAATACTGCAAGTAAAAATTCATTTGCTACAGCTCCTTATAGGGATGTCGCAAAATTTAGAATAGAATCTCTTCTTCAATACGAAGAGAATCTTAATATGAATGAACCATCATACTATCTTGATTTTTATGAAAAAATAAAATCCTTAAAAGAGCAGACTTTTAATTTCATTAAATCAGCAAAAGAAAAAGGAAAAAGCACTTGGGTTTATGGAGCATCAACAAAAGGTAATACATTATTACAATATTTTGGATTAGACAATACATTAATTGACGGAGCGGCAGAAAGAAGCCCTTATAAGTTTGGCTTAAAAACTGTTGGTACAAATATTCCTATTTTTTCAGAAGAAGAAATGAGAAAAGCTAACCCTGATTACTTACTCATTCTTCCTTGGCATTTTATTGATGAATTCAAAGTTAGAGAAAAATCTTTCTTAGATAATGGCGGTAAATTTATAGTTCCTTGTCCAAAATTTGAAATAATTTAATTATGAAAATTTGTTTAGTTGCTCCAGGAATAATGCCTATACCTCCAGATACTTGGGGCGCGGTAGAAATGATGTTATGGGATTATTATAACATTTTAACAAAAAATAATATTAATGTTGATATTATCAATAGCTCGTCTAGGATTGAAATTATTCAAAAAGTGAATTCAGGAAACTATGATGTGGTCCATATTCATTATGATATATTTATTGATATTATAAATAGCATTTATTCAAAAGTAAAAATCATATCAAGTCATTATCCATTTATTAATAATCCAAATAATTATCATAATGATGGATACGATAGAATTATAAATCAAATTACTAATAATAAAGATTTTCATATTTTTGCATCATCTCAAAAAGATATTGATACTTTTGTTAATTTTGGAGCAAAACGAGAAAATACATTTTTAAGTAAATTAGGGGTAAGATATGAACCATATACTTTCTATGAAAAAGCTGAATACGATAAGACTCTATGCTTTTCCCAAATTGTTGATAGAAAAAGACAATATATAATTCAAGATATTGAAAATATTGATTTCATGGGAAGACTGTCCGATTCAAAATTTCATAATTACAAAAACTACAAAGGAGAAGTCTCTAGAGAATTATTAAATCAAGAAATTTCTAAATACTCCAATTTTATTTTAATCAGTTCTGTTGAAAACACTACGCCTTTAGCACCTAAAGAAGCTTTAATGTGTGGATTAGGATTGGTTGTTACAGAAGCCGTCGCATATGAATTAGATACAAGTTTAGATTTTATTGATATTATACCCGAAGATAAAATAAATGATATTAATTATATTAAAGAAATTATCGAGAAAAATAAAAAAATATCAACTAATAAAAGACAAGAAATCAGACAATACGCTATTGATGCTTTTGGTCTTGAAAGTATTTTAATGAATTCTTATATTACAAAAATTAAAAATCTTTTAGAATGATAAAATATACATTTTTTTATGTTGTTGGTGGGTCGGACATCTATTATGAGCAATTAAAAAAATCTATAAGAAGTTTGTCTAGATTAAATGTTAAATATAAAATTAAAATTTTAGATATTGATAAAAAATTAACTAATTCTGAAAATATAGAGATAATACACATTGATGAAAAAATAAATCAAAAACATATATTTTGGCAATATAAATATTATGTATGTCAACAATTAGATACTGAATACGGAATATATTTAGATTGTGATACAATTATATGTAGCGATCAAATTGAGCAAATTTTTAATAAAATCCAAAATAAATTTGGAGTTATCCAACATTTTCATTTAATAGATTTTAATAAATTTTCTAAAATATTTAGAACTCAATCATCATTTGATTTCATAAATAAATACGCTATAGATCCAAAAACTCCATTTTTTACAGGAGGCGTATTCTTTTTTAAAAACAATCAAAACTGCTTAAGTATATTAAAAGAAGTTTTTAATTTACATAACGAATACTATTTAAATAATAATCAATTTATTGATGGGTTATATGATGAAACTTTTTTATCAACGGTATTATTAAAATATGAATATCAAAATATAAACGGATCATCAAACCATTGTTGCGCTAATCACATGCCATTAAAATTAATTAATAACGAACTATTTGGTAAAAATCCTTTTGATGATGAATTTGAAAAAATATTTGTATTTCATGGTTATTCAGATAGACAAATAAATGGTCTAGATTATAATGGAGAAACACAAGACGCAATAAAAGAAAAATGGAATATCTAATATGAAAATATCTATCATTGGACCTGGCTTCATGAGTATCCCTCCAATTGCTTGGGGCGCGGTTGAATCATTAATTTGGGATTATAGCGAAAATTTAAAAAAACACGGACATGATGTTCAGATTGTTAACGTATCTAATCCACAAGAAATTGTTGATTTAGTTAATTCTTTTAATCCTGATTTTGTGCATATGCAATATGATGATTATGCATTTCTAATGCCACGCATTCAATGCAAAAGAAAAGCATTGACTACTCACTACGCTTATACAGAACAATATGAAAAGCATCCTGAATATCATAGAATTCTACATGAAATTATTACTGGAAATTTTTATGTCTTTTGTCTATCTGAAAATATAAAAAATACATATTTAAAATTAGGCGTTGCAAATGATAGGTTATTTATCACTCCAAATGGAGCAAGAGAAGATTTGTTTATACTCAAAGAAGAATGCGAATATAAAGATAAATCTATTTATTTGGCCAAAATAGATTACAGAAAACGTCAATACTTATTTCAAGGTATTGGATCTTTATATTTTGCTGGAAATATTGCTGATGAAAGATTTAACAATAATATTAATTATTTAGGCGAATGGAATAAAGATTTTCTTTATACTAATTTAACAAATTATGCAAATTTAATACTGCTTAGTGATGGTGAAGCTGACCCCTTAGTTACTAAAGAGGCTTTAATGGCGGGATTAGGCTTAGTTGTATCAGAATATGCTACAGCCAATTTAGATTTATCATTACCATTTATTGATGTAATCCCCGAAATTAAAATAAATAATCTAGAATATGTTGAAAATGTTATCAAAATAAATAGAGAAAAATCAATTAAAATGAGAAAACAAATTAAAAAATACGCTGTTGACAATTTTAGTTGGGACGTTATTATAAAAAAATATATTATCAAAATTCATCAATTAAATTAAAATGCAAAATCTTAAAGAAAAATACACAGGCAAAAAAATAGATCACATGGACATCTTAAACATCGAAGATGCGGCAAAAAAATCAGTGGGTAAAAAATCTATTATTGTTACAGGAGTAACTGGGCAAGACGGCAGCCACATGGTCGATTATCTTTTAGCTAATACGGACTATGAAATTTTTGGATGCGTTCGTAGACTTAGTGTTTATAATCATAAAAATATTTCTCATATCAATAATGAGCGTTTTCACTTGATTAACTTTGATCTTATTGATAGTCACTCTATTTCGAGGATAATTGAAAAGATCAAGCCAGATTATTTTATTAATTTAGCAGCACAAAGTTTTGTTGGAAGTAGCTGGGATTTTGGGCATCAAACTTGGGAAACAAATGCTACTTCAGCTCTTCACATTCTTGAAGCAATTAGACTCTATCATCCAAGTTGTAGGTTTTATCAAGCTGGCTCCTCAGAAGAATTTGGCGATGTATCTTATGTTCCTCAAGATGAGAAACATCCATTGCGCCCTAGAAGCCCATACGGAGCGTCTAAAGCAGCATCAAGACAGCTCGTAAAAGTCTGGAGAGAGTCATACGATCTTTACGCTATTCAGGGCTGGCTTTTTAATCATGAAGGAACTAGACGAGGTGAAGAATTTGTTACTCGCAAAATAAGCAAAGCAGTTGCTAGGATTAAAAATGCTCTTGATAATGATCAGAAATTTGATCCTCTTGAATTGGGAAATCTTGATGCCAAAAGAGATTGGAGCGATGCCGAAGATTTTGTAGAAGGTATTTGGTTAATGCTTAATCAAGAAACTCCAAAAGAATATGTTCTTTCTTCTAATGAAACTCATACTATTAGAGAGTTTGTCGAATTAGCATTTGAACATGCAGGATTAAATGGAGCTTGGAAAAATAATACTGGCATTCCAGAGGATGAACAGTTCGTGGTCAATGATCAAATCGTAATGAAAATTAATCCTAAATTTTATCGACCAGCAGAAGTCGAACTTCTTTGGGGTGATTCTACAAATGCTAGAGCATTTCTTAATTGGAAACCTAAAACAGATTTTAAAGGTCTAGTCAAGAAAATGCTTGACAATGACTTAGAAGAACTTAAAATGGGGTGTGGCTAAAAAGAAAGCAAAGAAAAAAATCAACAAGAAAGACATTCTTTCTAGACTGACGCTTGTTCCCACAAAGAACAAGCGTCTTTTTTACATGCGCGAGATGAAGATCCTCAATGATCTTTGTGAAAGATATTCTGAAGAGTTTATGAATATTGTTTCTTTTGACAAAAAATTTGATTCATTATCTTATATTGTCTGCGATAAATTAAAAATGAAAATGGATATAAAATTTTCAGCATTTAACTTTAGAGTTGACTTCAGTAAGTATGAGGATTACTCTATTGGAGAGAAGATAGGTGAAGACGCAGAGGTAAAACAAAGAAAAAAAACAACAAAACAATTTCTAAATGACTAAAATTAAAGAAGAAAAATCGACAAAAGAAGTGCCATCGTCACAAAGCGTTCTTGGTTCTTTCTTAAAAACAAATAAAGAAGATCACTACAATTTTGAAGATGAAATAGACTATAAAGTGTCTAGCGGATCAATTCAATTTGATTTGCAATTAGGTGGCGGATTTGGGCCAGGATTGCATCGCTTTGTCGGTATGAACGAAGGAGGCAAGACTTCTGAATCTTTGGAAGTAATGAAGAATTTTTGCAATGATCTTCCAAATGCCAAAGGCTTTTATATCAAAGCAGAAGGTAGGCTATCTCCAGAAATGAGAAATCGTTCTGGAGTTAGATTCGTGTTTTCAGCGGAAGAATGGGTGGCTGGAACTTGTTTTGTATTTGAAAGTAATATTTATGAAACAGTTGTAGATGTGATGAGGGAGCTTGTCGCCAAGAATGATGAGAAGACGAAGTATTGTTTCTTGCTTGATTCTGTAGATGGTCTTATCACTAAGGGAGATCTCGATAAATCATTTGAGGACAGCAATAAAGTTGCTGGTGGTGCAGTCATTGCAGCAAACTTTATGAAGCGTCTATCTATCGCTCTTACTAAGCGAGGACACATGGCAATCTTCATTAGTCAAGTTCGTGCTGATATCAAGCTTGATCCATACTCTAAAGCTCCAATCCGTCAAACCAGTGCTACTGGTGGCAACGCTCTTCTTCACTTTGCGAATTATATCGTAGAATTTGAGCCTCGTTATAAAGGAGATCTTATTCTTCAGGATTCAGCAAATAAAACTATTTGCGTTAAAAAGAATCCAATCATTGGACATTTCGCTAAGGCTACTATTAAAAAGTCTCCTAATGAGAAAACCAATATGACAATTACATATCCAATTCGATATGGTCGCAAGAATGGAACTTCAATCTGGGTTCAAAAAGAAGTCGTAGATCTTCTTTATGCTTGGGAGTTTCTTGAAAAGAAAGGTGCTTGGATTAAACCAGTAGAAGAATTTAAAGATCTACTCATTGAAAATGGACTTGAATTCCCAGAAACAATTCAAGGAGATAATAATCTTTTCAAAATCATCGAAGATGATGATAAACTCTGCGGATTCTTAGTTAATTATTTTAAAGCGTCAATCAATAATCTCAATACATGAAATTCATAGGAATTAATGGTAGAGAACTTAATTTAAAAAATGCTAAAAAATATCTCATTGATTGGGACAAAAAAAGTAGAAGTAAATTTCAACTTCAAGTAAAATACTTTCTTCGCCCATATTGGCAACATGATATTGTTTTTGAAGAATTCAGATTAGTCGGAACAAGATTAAGTTTTGATTTTTATAATGCAAATAAGAAAATCATGATAGAAGTCCAAGGAGCGCAACATACAAAATTTGTCAAATTCTTTCATGGAAATCGACTTAAGTATTTACAGCAATTAAAAAGAGACGACAAAAAATATGAATTTTGTCAAAAAAATAATCTAAAATTAGTGGAAATTTACCCAACAGATAAAATCTGTTTGGAATTTTTTGAGAATCAACAAATATACTTATAATATGGAAGAATTTGAACCAGAAGAACAGCCAGAATTTAGCATCCCAGATAGCCTAGTCAATAAACTGTATGAGCTGAGTGGAGACTCAGATAAATATAAAGGATTGATTATTGCTTGCGTTACTGAAAAGGGATATCCAATGATTTATTCAAGATTCGATTCAGTAATCACCGAGCTTGGATTGAAAAAAGCCATGTCTGATTATTTGCTTAGAACTAATAATGATACTGAAATGCTAGATGAATAAAGCTTGCATAGTTTAGGTAGAACAATAGAATAACTACAAAATGATTTATAATTTTGAAATAGAAAAACAACTCCTTGCTGGTCTTATTAAAGAGTCACAGCATTTTTCGCAGATCTCTAATTTTATTGATGCATCTGATTTTTACTCCGAACAGAGTAATCTCCATAGCGCGATCTTTACTATTATTAAACAAGCTATTGATGCTGGTGATGAAATTGATGAAATCATTATCGCCCAAAGAATTAATTCAATTGGATTATCTTTCGAAGACAATTTGAATCCATCTGACTATATCAAGTCACTTGCATTGAGAAAAGTCCCAACTGGCAATCTAGTAAAAACTGCAAAGGAATTAAAGAAATTCTCTATTCGTAGGGAAATCTTTAATTCTTCTCAGGAGATGGCGAAAGCAATGAAATCTATATCTCCAGAATCTTCGTATCAACAGATTGTTGAATGCGCGGATAGCATTTACAACTCTAAGATTAATCTCTATGAAATTGGCAAGGATGTTCCAGAGAACATCTATGCTGATATGGAAGATATTATTGAAGAGCGTGGAAATAATCCTATTACCGAATTTGGAATGATGGGTCCGCATCAAAAGGTTAATGAGATTTATGGATCACTTTTGCGCCCAGGAAATATTACAGTTATTGTAGCTCGCTCTGGCGTTGGAAAGACTCAGTTTTGTATGCACTACGCCACTAAGGTTAGCGCAAAATACAATGTCCCAGTTCTTCACTTTGATAACGGAGAAATGAGCAAAGAGGAGCTTGTGATGCGCCAGTGCGCCGCTTTATCTGGCGTTCCCATGCATCTTATTGAGAGCGGCAACTGGCGCAGGGCTGGACAAGAAGTAGTCGATAAAGTTCGTAGTGTATGGTCTAAGATCAAAGATCTTCAATTCTATTATTACAATGTAGGAGGCATGGACGTTGATTCCATGATTGACACTCTAAAGCGTTTTTATTATTCTAAAGTTGGTCGAGGCAATCAGATGATTTTCTCATTCGATTACATTAAGACAACCTCAGAATCTGGCGCAGGAAAGAGCGAATGGCAGACTGTCGGTGAAATGGTTGATAAGTTTAAGAAATGTATTCAGAAAGAAATCCTTGAAGATGGCAATCCAGTCATTCCCATGATCACTTCAGTTCAATCTAATCGTAGTGGTATTACAAATAACCGTATGGCAGCTAATGTGATTGATGACGAAAGCGTCGTATCTCTTTCAGATCGCATTACTCAATTCTGTTCTCATATGTTTATTCTTAGAAATAAAACTGCTGATGAGATCCAGACAGAAGGAGTTCGATTCGGAACTCATAAACTTATTAATGTTAAGGCTCGACACTTGGGCAAGGATATTGCTGGTGCAGTAGAACCAATCCGAATTGGAGACACCCTGCGAAAGAACTTCGTTAATTTGGAATTTGCTAATTTTAATATTGCAGAACGAGGAGATCTGAGAGATATTGCTCAAGCATTAGAAGGAAATCAAGAATTAGAAGATACAGATGACGATGACCACATCCCCAACTTCGATAGATTCTAATAAAATTAAAGAAGTATTAGAGTCCATAGGATACAATCTTATTGATTGCGGCAATCACTGGAGAACTAGTGCGATTTATAGAAATGGCGACAATAAGACCGCAGTTCAAATCTATAAAAATACTGGAGTATGGAATGACTATATTGAGAATAAAGGATCAAAACCTTTAGAAGCTCTTATTCAACTTACTCTCAAAGACGACAGAACTAAATTAAAAAATATCTTAGATGGTATTCAAAAAGGCGAAACCTATACCTATACAGAAAATAAAGAATTAATCGAAATGGAAAAAATTTATCCAGAATCAGCACTAGAAAGATTGTTTCCCAATTACAATTTTTATAAAAACAAATCAATTTCAGAAACTACCCAAAGATTTTTTAAAGTTGGTCTTGCAGGAGTAGGTCAAATGTATCGTAGGATGGTATTCCCAATCTATGATGAGAACAAACAAATCATTGGATTCTCTGGGCGAAAAGTAGATAATGAAAATGATTTTGCTAAATGGAAACATCTTGGCAAAAGAAAGAACTGGGTCTATCCAGCATATATCCCTGCTGCCACAACAGTTGATGAATATATTGATCAAGCTAAAGAGGTTATCCTTGTAGAAAGCATTGGTGATAGCATGGCCTTGTTTGATCAAGGAATTAAGAATTCTTTGGTCACTTTTGGTTTGGGTATTAACCCTAAGATTATTTCATACCTTAGCGGTAAAGAAATTGATCGAATTATTATTTCTAACAATAATGACTCAGATTCAGAAAAGAATCATGGTCTTATTTCATCTATTAAGATCTTCATGAATCTGAGCAAGTTCTTTGATCTTAATCAACTAGTTATCAAACTGCCGCCAAAGCCTCATAATGATTTTGGAATTGCCCATGAAAGCGGATATAATCTTAAAGACTGGCTCTCACAGGAGATTGACAAAGATAAGCAAATAAAGGCTATTCTGAGTTTTATTGAAAAAAATTCCACACTTTTCAATGCTAAAGACGTAACTAAATTTTCAAAACTTTGTAATGACCGAG